CCGGCAAATTCTGTATAAGTAAATTCGCTAAAATCATTGCCTTGAATTGCACCCACATCATAGGTAATGGGCCAAGGAGATAATGAACGAACCAAATCTTCATTTTCTACTGCCCATGCATTTCTTTCTGATCTTGAGGCATAAGGACCGATCTTTTTTCGCTCATTATACCTGTCAGACATTTTATTTTCTATGAGAAGGGGCTTGACATCTTCTTCACTTTTTGGTTCTAATTCTAACGATTGCATCATTATATAAACCTATCATTATAAAAATATTATTTATTATACATCAAAAAAGGTTCTTTCGTCAATATCCCATGCATCTAAATTTGTCATATCTCTCAACTCTTGTGCTTTGGCATCTAAGTCTTCAATATTTTCAGTAGTAGCTAACCCCTGTCTAGTTTCACTCAGGTTACGCATAATTTTAGCATCTAGTTTTGACAGTGCTGCTGCTCTTCTTTTAGAAAGTTCTTTCCAGCGAAATTCAGTTCTAATAGCTCTTTTAGAAGGCCTAACTTCAACCAATTCATATACTCTAACCCATGTATCAGTTTCATCATCATAATATGCTGAAGTGGTTTCTAACTGATGGGTTTCTGTTGGTCTTAAAGTTATACTATCAAAAGGTACAGGTGGCACACAAACATATTGTGTTCCCGCTAAAGAAAAATCTGTGATAACTCTTGGCAGAGAAGTATTCACCAAGTGATCACGCAATTTAACCTCATTTATAGGATATTCTAACACCTCGTTAGTTTCTACATTTATTCTAGCATATAACATTATAAATCTCCTTTATTCAGTTATCCAGCTGGTGGTTCTACTGGTAGTAGTTGTTGTATTCGATGAGTATTGAGTTTGCCAAGAAGTTGTTGCTTCTGTTGTAAATTGAGTAGTCGTATTTTGACTAAAAGTATTTGTTGTCGATGTTGTTCTATTTGTATTAAAATCAGTTGTAAAAGTACCTGACGCAGTTGTTAAAGTGTTACTAGTAGTATTGGTGTTTCTACTAGTATTGGTCGGATATGGTGTATTTGTTGGATACGGTGTATTTGTCGAATACGGCGTATTCGTGCTTCTAGAAGTGTTTGTAAGCGCAGAAGTGTTCGTTGAAACAGATGAATTTGTACTTCTAGAAGTATTTATATATTCTTCTACATTAGTTGAAACAGATGAATTTGTAGTCCAATTTGTAGTTGTTGACTTACTTGTATTCCAAAATGTAGCATTTGAGAAAAAAGTAGTATTTGTTCCAAACTCTGTATTGGTAAGCCGGCTTGAGTTCCAAAATGTAGTATAATTAGTAGTAGTGTTTCTACTAGCAGTTGTTGTTCCTGATGTATTTGTTGACCGACAAGTGTTAAAAAAAGTATCGTAACAAGTCGTACCAGGAATTGGAGCTGTAGTAGTTGAAGAAGTATTAACATTACAGTTAACAGCACAACTATAGCATTCCTGTGCCAGATATTGAAGTTCTGTCTCTCCGTCTTCGGGAGATATATAAGAATCATATGTTTGACTAATTAAGTCGCATGACTGTAATGTACATCCAGGAGAAGGTGAGTCTCTGGATGTTTCTTGCCCATATGTATTATAATTAATACACCCATTATTAGTATCATTAAAATTAGTATTAAAACTTGTTTGAAAAGTGGTTATACCTATGTCAGTACTTCTACAAGTGTTCGCATTTGTTTGCCAACATGTAGTAGTATTAAAATTAAAAGAACTAGACCAAGATGTAGTAGTGCTTCTGCTTGTATTTGTAGAAGTTTGAAAAGTAGTGGTTGTATTTCTAGAAGTATTAATAAAAGTAAACCCGCTTGTAATTCTAGAAGTTTGAAAAGTAGTGGTTGTATTTCTAGAAGTATTTCCTAATGAATAAGTAGTAGGAACTGTATATGCAGTTAATAGTGTGTTAAAGTTAGTGGTTGTTGGAACAGGAGTATTTGTTGAAAAAGTAGTGCTTGTATTCCAGTTAGTAGTTGTTGGAAAAGGTGTATTAGTTGAATACAATGTATTTGTTGAATACAATGTATCTGTTGAAAAAGTAGTTAAAGTCGGAAAAGTAGTTAAAGTTGAAAAACTAGTATTTCCAGATGTTGTTCTACTAGTTAAAAATGTAGTAGTTGTGTTACCTGGAATTTCCCAAACAGTAGTGGTACTTCTACTAGTTAGAATATTAGTTAATCTAGTAGTATTTGTATTCCAACTTGTAGTGGTATTAGTTGGGAAACTTGTTTCTACACTGGTATTATTTCCACCAGATGTAAATAATTTTCTAGTCCAGCTCATAACAAATCCTTATGCGTAACTACGCCAAGATTGAACACCCATATAAGTAGTCCCATTATCTACAGTGTCTAGAATAATTAAAGTTTTGCCTGTTGCACTTGTAATTGGAGCAACTCCTCGATTAAACGTAGTACCTGTTGGATAAGTAATGGTACCAGCGCCACTGTTGGTTAATATAAGATAAACTGTGTTCGTTGAACCACTAGTAAGACCAGTTATTGAAAATGTGGTATTGCCCGTAATTGTCGCAGTAACTGTATCACCAAGTGACATATTTATAGTAACTGCACCTGAAATACTACCGAGTGCTTGAACTTTGCCTCGAATAACAGTATTTACTAAATTGTTTCCAGTGATATTAGTAAAATTTCCAGTTGTTGCTGTTGTAGCGCCCACCGTGCCGTTAATATTAATAGATGCTGTGCCAGTTAAATTTGTTACAGTACCACTCGCTGGAGTACCAAGTGCTGGTGTTACTAATGTGGGTGAGTTTGCAAACACTAACGCACCAGTTCCTGTTTCATTAGTTACTGCCGCTAATAAGTTTGCACTAGAAGGTGTAGCAAGAAAGGTTGCTACACCCGTACCAAGACCAGACACACCAGTTGCTATTGGAAGACCAGTTACGTTTGTCAAAGTACCGCTTGTTGGAGTACCAAGTGCTGGTGTTACTAATGTGGGGCTAGTAGCAAATACTAACGCACCAGTTCCTGTTTCATTAGTTATTGCCGCTAATAAGTTTGCACTAGAAGGTGTACCCAAAAAAGTAGCCACACCAGATCCTAAAGAACTGGAATCTATTTTTGTACTAATTTCACTAAAGTTTTGATCCAGTTCCTCAGTGGTTAACGGGATGCCTTTAGTGTTTCTTAAAGTTATTGCCATTTATTTGAATCCTATTATGATAAATAGTTTATATTCATTATTTATAACATCTTATGACATACACTAAACATTTATTCATTATTTATAACATCTTATGACATACACCAAACAATTATATCAAGGAAAATTTATTCCAAGAAACCCCATAAAATACCGAGGGGATGTTGATAACATCGTTTATAGATCAGGATATGAATTAAAATTTATGAATTGGTGTGATAAAAATTCTTCTGTGCTAGAATGGGGAAGTGAAGAAATCATTATACCATATCGCTCTCCTTTAGACAATAGAATACATAGATATTTTGTTGATTTTTATCTTAAAATAAATGATGAAAACAATAATCAAAAAATGTATTTGATAGAAGTAAAACCTCTCAGATTTACAAAAGAACCTAAAATTCCCACACGTAAAACTGCAAGATTTATCAATGAAGTAAAACAGTGGGGAGTTAATCTTGCTAAGTGGGAGGCTGCTACTGAATATTGTAAAAATAGAAAGTGGGAGTTTAAAATTATAACTGAAAAAGAACTTGGATTATAATGTTATTGTTTAGATGCTGCATAAATCATTATAAATAATGACATGTCAAATCCATTTCAAAATATAAGAGCAGCCGCAGGCGATCAGGACAGATCGTTTAATTGGTATATGAATTCAGTCAAAAAAATGGCTGGACAACTTACTGACTATAACGATGTCAAAAAAACTGACTTAGGGGATCTTACCTCTAAAATTGAACCTGGTAATATGTACATGTTCATGTACGATCCTAAGTTGAAAGAGACTTTACCATATTACGATACATTTCCGTTATGTTTACCATTTGATTCTGCACCAGGAGGATTCATAGGGTTGAACTTACACTATTTACCTCCTTTACAGAGAGCAGTTTTATTAGGTAATTTATTAGACTATACGGACAAACAGCTAACCGAAAAAAGCAAAATAGATGTAAGTTGGTCTTTACTTAAAAATTTTACAAAGTTTCCACAAGTGAAGCCTTCAATTAAAAGATATTTGAATAATCATGTTCAAAGTAGATTTTTAAAAGTAGAACCTCAACATTGGAAGGCTGCTATATTTTTACCAACACATAATTTTGTCGGTGCTAATACCAGAACTGTCTATCAGAATAGTAATAAGGCGATGCAATAATGGCAGAAAAATCACTATTCGGTCTTGATAATTTTTTAAACGTTGTCAGAACCAAGCACCTACCAAGAACAGAAAGATTTGAAGTAACATTTAATTTACCTAAAGAATTAGGTATTTCAAATAAAAATGATACACTTAGATTGTTAACGTTAATGTGCGAAGAAGCACAAATACCTGGGTTTGTTACTAATACCGTTCCTATTAAAATAGGACCGTGGACAGAATATCGAACACAGAACTTAGATTTTTTAACATCAGATATAGTTTTCACTTTTATTGTTGAAGAAAATTGGCAAGCAAGAACTTTGTTTGAAACCTGGATTCAACATTGTGTCAATCCAATAAGTAAAGAAGTTAAATTTCATGATCAAATGTATTCAGACTTGGAAATAAAATCATTAGATACAGAAAATAATGTTTTAGCAAAGTGGAAAATATATGAAGCAATACCAAAACTAATTAACTTGACACCATTAGCTTGGGGAAATATTGGATTCATGCGAATGTCAGTTTCAATGTCTGCTAAGTACTGGGAACGAATATTATAAACATCGGAGAATATTATGGCACTACCTGAAATTATAACACCAACATTTACAATTGTGATTCCTGGAATTAAAAAACCAGTAAAGTACAGACCGTTTTTGGTAAAAGAAGAAAAGCTATTAATACTCGCGAGCGAATCTGAAACTTTATCTGAAAGAGTATCAGCGTGTTCACAAGTTATAGAAAATTGTACATTTGGATTGTACAACGATAAGAATTTAACAATGTATCAAATACAGTATTTGTTTTTGAAAATAAAAGCAAAATCTGTGGGTACAATACAAGAATTCAATTTAACATGTGGATCGTGCAAATCTTCAATGCGTTATGAAATGAATATTGAAGACTATAAAATATACGGTGAAGTAGATACAACTAAAAAAGAATTTAAAATCAATGATGAAGTATCTATAGTTATACGGTATCCAACAGCAGAATATCAGGGTAAAGTAGATACTCTATCAGATACTGAGATAGTTATTAATTGCATTGAACAGATAGTAAACGGAGAAGAAGTTATTGATCCTAGGGATGAAACACCTGGAAACATGATTGCATTTATTGAAAATTTACCTATTAAATTAATGCAAGATATTGAAGAATTTTTAACAACTATTCCAGTATTAGGACATGAGATATCATTTACTTGTAAAACATGTGGTAAAGATAATTACGTTGGTATAAACGGTTACGAGCATTTTTTCGGATAACTCTTTCCCAGGATTCGATTGAAAATTTTTATAAAACGAATTTCTTATTAATGCAAGAACATCATTATAGTTTGACTGAACTAGAAAATATGATGCCCTGGGAGAGAGAAGTGTACATAGGAATGCTAGTCGTTCATTTAAAGAACAAGGCAGATAAGAAACATGCTTAATGTAGAAGGCAGAAATATAGCAGACGAAGGATTTTCTGGTTCGAATGTAAGAGATTCGAATACTGGAAGATTTACTTCGGAAGGCGCTAATAGGTTAGCGCAAAGTATGAGAGCTGGTATGTCTATGACATCTACTAGAGACTCTTCTACTACAAATATTTCTGCCGCGGTTAGTAAACTAACTGAAGCTATTTCTAATGATACTCAAAATTTTCAAGAACTTTTAAATAAACAAGATGAAAAAACTAAGAAATTATTTGATTCTTATATAAAGTCGTTAGAATCTGGAAAAACTAGCAATATAGAAAAGGCTATGGAAAAGTTTTTACTTTCCATGGAGAAAGATACTTCTAAGAAATTTGAAAAGATAATAGATGCTGTAGGACAAAGAAAATCATTGAATGAAGGCAATACAGTTAAACAGAAATTTGCAAAATTTATGGGAGCTGATGCTGACAAAGGATTTGGAGGATCAATTGCACAAGCGTTCAGTGAACCAGGCAGAATGTTTGGAACAAACAGAGGATTTTTAGGGACTGGCTTATTTTCTGGAGGACCTACTGCTGCTCAACAAGAAGCTACCGCTGAATTGGGAAAAGAAAATCAAACAAAAGGTATAGCAGAATTAGTCACAAACAGTGTTGCGCTGGACAACAGTGAAGATAAAAGCGTATCTGAAATACAGGCAAAAAATAATAAAGAGAAAGTTGCTGAAACAGGATCTAGTAATAAAAAAGGTCCTGAAAAAGTAATAATAGCTGATCAACCTATTATTACAAAAGACGCTCCTAAAACAATGTCAGGTATTGATGTAAATGATCCTGCTGCCGAACAGCTACAAGTTTTAAAAGATATTTTAGAAGAACTAAAACTAATTTCTGGCAAACCATCTGGCGGATTGGGTGGGGGATTAGGTTCTATCATACCAGATATAGATTTGCCTAGCAGAAGACCTAGAGCAGGTCCTAGACCTAGACCTGGACCTAGACCTGGACCAGGCAGATTAGGAAATTTAGGTAGATTTGCAAGAGGTGCTGGTAGATTTTTAGGACCTGTAGGATTAGGTCTTACAGCAGGTATGGCGGCATACGATGGGTTTAAAGGATTCAACGCAGATGAAGATGCTACTTTGGGTCAAAAATTTCAAAATGCAGGAAGAAATATTGGTAGTGGGCTTACTTTTGGTCTAATAGATAGTGTTGAAGAAAAGATGGAAGACGGTTCTTATCAAGCAGACCGTGAAGCTGAAAACTCACAACAATCTTTACAAGAAGCAGCAGATCGAGCAGGTGAAAATGGTCCTCAGCGACAACAGCGTCAAGCTATAATTGATAGACGAAATGTAGTGCCTTCGGAAGGCACTGCAACTCCTGCTGCAACAACACCAGGACCCGTTGAAGGTACTGCGACTTCTGTTATCCCGGAACGCGATCCCAACAGATTTGATGGAATGTCTCCTAGCCGCGCAGGATTTGCCAGACAAAGAGAAAGCCTTGAAGATCAACTAGCCGTAAAAAACGCTGGTGGTATTATGATTGGTAACGAACCATTTTATCCTGGTCAGGAAGAGCCTCTTACTGAAGATCAAATGGCAAGAATTGAATATGGCCCAGGTGATATTGAAAGTTTTCCACCTGAAGTTCAAGAAAAATATAAACAACAAATGCAAGATCAGGGGTCATCACTTGCTACTGCGACTCCTGCGGCAACAACACCAGAACTTGTTGAAGGTACTGCGGAGAATGTTTCAACAACGCCGCTGACACGCAGACAGCGCCTGGAACGTGACTTGGGTTTTGAAGGCACTACCTCAGGCCCAGTCATCCCAATTCGTAATGCAAAAGAAAAAAATGAAAGGGAGATGGAACTCGCAGAACAAATGAATTTAGATCCTACAAAATTAGATGTTGAGTATAACGGACCAGTACCGGCTGTAATAAATGGTGTTGCCGTTCCATCTGAACTTCTAACTGAAGATGAAAAATATCAACAAAATTCTGCTAAAGCTGCCCGCGAAATGCTACAGGGTACGCAGAGTGAAGTTGCGGCGAGTCAATCAGTTACTAGCAATGCTATTCAAAACATGACAAACTTATCTACACCTAGTACTCAATCTGCTCCTCCTATTATTAATAATATTACAAATAATAACACATCAGCATCTCCTGCTGCACCTCAAATCTTAACAACGCCTTCTACTCCTAGAAATAATAGTAATATTATTCAGCGATTTCAAGACAGAACATTTGCAGGGATATAAAAAAAGGGACCTAAGTCCCTTTTCTATTTTAACGAATATTAATCGTCATTAGCAAGTTTGGCAAAGTAAGACAAAGTTTCATCCTCATCTTCTTCTTCAATCACAGGTGCTTTAGTTGAAGCCATCTTGGTCACTTTATCCATGAAGTGATCGTCAGCAGCATCACCCGTTACTCTGGAAATGTTTTCTGCTGATCCTACTTTAGCACTGTTACCAAGAACAAAGTCCAGTTTTTTCTTCAACTCATCATATGATTTGAAATTGCTAGGAGCTACAATGGCTGCTAATGAATGTTGATTTTTCCAAATGACTTCAATAGCGTCATCATTATTAGCAATTGGGCTAGGTGATGCAAACTCAGACTTATCATAATTTTGATAACCTTCAACTTTACGAATTTTAAGTTTGAAATTAGCGCCATCCCAAAAATCAAATGGATTCATTGGAGTTTCGTCTGCAAACTCTGGTTGCATCACATCTTTAATTTTGTCAAAAATCTTTTTACCAAATTTATAAAGAAAGACTTTACCATTGTTTGCGGGATTACCGGAATCTTCCACAACAAGTATATTAGAGTAATAAGAGAGTCGGCGCTTCTGTTTACGAGCCACTTCTTTATTTGATTCTAGACCACTGTTCCAAAGTTCTGTGTTGAGTTCAGATACTGGATCTGCTTGTTTAAGTGTAGTGAGTGAATTTTCAATGTACCACTTACCTGAAGGTCCTTGAAATCCATGATTCCAAATTTGTACCCAAGGCATATCTTCACCTTGAGGTGCAGGCAAGAATCGAATAATAGCATATCCGTTACCTGCTTGGTCTACTGTAGGTTTCCATACATTTAAATCATCTTTGCCTTGCGGGGCATCAAGTTTTTCAACTTCCTTCATCAATGAATCAAAATTGCCACGACTCTTGCGAAGGTCTGAAAGGGAATTAAAAGCCATAAATTTCTCCGTATTTGCGTTATATTAGCGATGTATTGTTGTTGTATTATAATAATTTTCAAAGACTTCATCTAGATCAATATTCTCTAGATCCTCAAAATTATTTATACGTTTTAAAACCTGATCAATTTCTTTCACAGGGTAACTCTTAACAACCCGATGAATTTTCTTTTCTTCGGGGACTTTTCTTACTGACTTAGACATTGCAACATTTTACCTGTATATTTCTGTACAACAATATTTTTGTCAAACCTAACAAACGGTTTATATTTTGTAATTAGCAAGCACAAGTGTTCTAATACAAAATCAGTTTTATAATCTTCAACATAAGGATATAGTTTTTCCATAATAACAAGTGATTCCAAATGTATATCCCCACCCATGTACATTCTGAAGATTAGCGGGTGTTGCCCTTCCTTACACGCAGACTTAATCTTTTCTTTTTCCATCCTGAATAAGATATTATCTAAGTCTGTATCCAAATTATACAACATTCTCTTTCTGTTTGTCAACAACTTTTTGTAATTATCTACAAAGTTTCCAGTGTAAATATTTGCAGTGGGATCGCCCGTAATAAAATTAGCAATTAAAATGTCTATTACTTCTTTTCTAGAATATTCACTTGCTAATTTATACATGTATTTCGTATCACGTTTTCTATCAAAGGCATCTCGGAGATTTGCCATGCGACCTTTAGTTACTGTTATATCATACTTTGCGTATGTAAAATGTAAACGCAATGCTGTATATAGCTTGTATACTTCAAATGCAGTCATATTAAAAAGGTAATTTATAAGATTTAGTTTTAAGCAAATTTAATTCCTGTGCTTCAGACTCTAATTTTTCCTTTAAACTTGCATTAATAAGTTTAGCAATACTTTCTGATTCGATTTCATTTTCAATACAAAAATTAATTAATATATCTATACAAGATGTCTTTGTTTTTCTAGATGTGCTTTCTATAAAATAAGAAAATTCAGAAGGTGATCTAAATTTTTTTGTTATTAAAAAAGTATCTGTTACTTTTTCTGAATCAACCATAAAATCATTCTCTATTTGGTATAGCAAAAAAGTTCTCCATTATCTATAAAATATATGATTATCAATTTTCCCAACATTATATGTTACAAATTTCCAGTCAGGATTTACCTCTGTACTATGAAACCACAATGCACCGTTTGTTGGATCTTTGTATTCGCCTTCTAACACTTTAACAGCAACAGTCATTGATCTACCCCAAGACCAAAGGTCTCTAGGAACGTCACTTTTACCATCACACCACCAACTAAATTGACACTGATGTCTTAATGGGTTTGTTCTGTTGTCTAGTGGACCTTGATAAACAACATCACATATACTATCTTCAAATCTTTTATCTTTTTGTCTATTTAAAGTAACATGTGCTATTGCTATTTGCCCTTGTAGGCTTTCACCTCGACCTTCAAAATAAATATTTTTTGCTAAACACTCAACTTCTTCATATGTAATCTTTCCAAGATCATTAACATTATAATGAAACATATCTTCATATTCTAGTGTTATTTCAGGCTCATCGTTATAACAACCTGCTA